ACTTGTCCATCATTGTTACTTCGATGGAGTTACAGATTGTGAAGGCAAGACTTTCATTTCTTTCGCAAAGTCTTTCAACAAACTCAACTTTATGTTGAGGTGTCATTGATTCTAATTGATCAATAATTTTATTATAATTGTACATTTCAACTCCTAAATTTTTATTATACTTATATATTCTTTTTTTAAAACTCGAGTTATTGTAACTCGAGTATTTTAAATTTTAATGGTTTTGTGTATAAAGATTGTAATCTTTTAAACTCTTTACCGAATTCTAGTAAAGAAATATAAAAGTATTCTTTAGTGTTGTTTGGATATGTAAGTTCTATATTAAACATTTTAACTCCTCTTTTTTCATTTTATAATAATATTCTACCATACTTTTTGGTAAATGTACACAAAAAAGTGATTAACATGTTAAATGTTTAGAATGAACCCTACAACCTATAAACTCGTTATAGTAATCATCTCTAAATAAGACATTGTTTTCAAATTGGAGTTTTGCTTCATAGTAAGACATCTCACCTTTTGTCTTACAAAGCTTTAGTATTTCCCTCTTAAATTTCTCTTCGCCTGATTCTTCCACAAGTTTTTGTATTTGTGATGAACTGCTAAAATAGGTTTTCCAGTCAGATTCGACACGCGTTCGTACTCTTCTTTTACGTGTTTTATTGATGGGCAATATTTTAGGTTTCCAGAAATTCTTCTTTCCAATATATTTTTTGTTGGTATGAAGCTCGGTGATTTGATATACAAAACCTTGATACTCCTCTGGTGTTAACTCAAAAAGTTCATTATTATAATACCACATGTAGTTATTTATTCTTTTTTATTCATGGCACCTTTTAGAACAAGAGGACTGCTTGCTTGAAATATCGGAGAACCTATACTAACCGGTAAGGGTCTTGTTGGTTCGAACTTAGGAAGTAATGGTAATAATATTAAGAAATGAAAGAAATAATATCCTGTTGCTATTCTACTTGCAATAACATACCAACCTTCTGCTGGCATTGCACCAAGATAGCCAAGCAAAATACAGTCTGCAAATAATATCCAGAAAAACATTTTATATAGTGGCCTAAAGTTCGAACTTCTTATCGGTTGTCTATCTAACCAAGGTAAAACAAATAAGACCACTATAGCACCAAACATTGCTAATACACCACCAAGTTTATCTGGCACTGCTCTTAATATAGCATAGAAAGGTAGGAAATACCATTCAGGTACAATATGTGGAGGAGTAACCATTGGATTAGCTGGTATGTAATTATCAGGATGTCCCATAAAATTTGGAAAAAAGAATACTGCAGCTGCAAATAAAGTTAAGAACACGCCAAGTCCAAATAAATCTTTTATCGTATAATAAGGGTGAAACGGAATCGTATCTTGCTTACCCTTGATGTCAATACCTATTGGATTATTAGAACCAAACTTATGCAAAGCAACTAAGTGCAATATTACAACACCTACTATTACAAATGGCAAAACAAAATGCAAACTAAAGAATCTATTTAAAAGAGCTTGATCAACACTAAAGCCACCCCACAACCATGTGACAAACTGCTCACCTACTAAAGGAATGGCACTAAATAAATTAGTAATAACTGTCGCACCCCAAAAACTCATTTGACCCCAAGGTAAAACATAACCCATAAAAGCTGTGGCCATCATAAGAAGTAATATTAACACGCCTAATATCCATAATAATTCACGTGGTGCTTTATAAGACCCGTAATATAATCCTCGAAAGATATGTATGTATGTTACTATAAAAAAGAAACTTGCACCATTCATATGAATGTATCTTATAAGCCAACCATGATTAACATCACGCATTATTCTTTCGACACTATCAAAAGCATAATCAACGTGAGCTGTATAGTGCATGCTTAAAACAATACCTGTGATAATCATTATCACAAGTGTAATACCTGCCAAACTTCCAAAGTTCCACATATAATTTAAATTTTTTGGCGTGGGATATTCTGTAAGTTCGTGATGCAAGAAAGAAAAAAGACCGAGTCTATAATCTATCCAGTTAACAACAGGGTTTTTAAATTTAGGTTTTGCCATTAAAAGTCTACGTCTATTCCATTTATACTATAAGTCTTACCATTAAAACCTTTATCCATTTTTTCTTTATCAGACATGTTCTCACTATTAATTCTAACCCATGGATTGAACTTCTTCTGCTTCGGCTCTTCTTCCGCAGATTGGACAGTAAGTAGGTTCTTTATACGCTGCCACATATGAAGTTTCATCACATTCTTCGCAATCTATCTGGTAATCTTTCAAGTATCTGTTTCTTTCTTCGAGCTGTGGCTGTTGACCACTCTGCTATCTCTTGAGTTGAACGACCGCAACCTATACAAAAATTATCTTGTAAAGTACAAATTTTTATACAAGGTGAAACGACTTTAGAAATCGATTTCACAGGCGCCACCTGCACAGGCGGCTGCAGCGAGTGTATCAACATCAGTATATTTTCTTTCTTTAATATCTTCTTTCCAATCAACTGTTTTAAGTGTTGACTGTATCTTATTCCATTTATGTAATAAATATGCATCCTTCAAACAATGCTCTGCAAGTGATGTATCTGAATCTAGGTAATTATCTGCAAATTTTCCAAACCTTCTAATCCAGTCTCTTTTTAAAGCATTTTCTGAAGTTTCTAAACTTATGTCTTCGCCAAATCCTTTGGCAGTTGAACATGCATCCCATAAATTATTAAAACATTTTAAAGAATCGACTACCATACCTGAAGCAAATACTGCTGCGTCTCCGTATTTTTTAACCATATCTTTTGCAGAAATAACTGCAGTATTAGGTGCTTGATTATAATCTTTGTCACCTGTCATAGGTAAAAATGATATACCAGCAAAAGACTTTCTATTTTCAAAAACATATCTCTCAACGTCGTCCCAGTTATCAACAATAATTGTATTTGATACGTTATGTCTTATACCGATATCAGCACACAGGTCTTCGTTAGTGCCAGCCTCAACCCAATACTTTTGAGCTTTCTTTACAAGTTCTAAATGTTTTATTCCTAACAAATCATCTTTATACATTGATCCTTTTTTAGGTAGTATTGGAAAAGATACAACTACATCTGTTCCACCAGCAGACCATACAGAATCTTCAACCATATAAGGATTAGTCTTCATTATTGCTTGAGTTATTTCTGATTCTTTATTCATCTGTACGTTTCTTATGTACATATTTGAATGTTCAGCATGAATACCTGAAGCAGTTTGAAGTAAAACAGATGCGTTACCACTTGGCTTGACACATGTAGTTCTTGCCGCAGGATTAATTTTAATTATCTTTGCAACCTCTCTGTTTACTTCTTTAACAATCTCTGCACCTTTCTGTAAGATTCTCTCGTCAAAAAGTATGTCTGGATTATTCATCCATCCTGTAATTGAAACTCCAAGTAAAGCCTCTCTATCAAAAATAAGTTTTGATGTCTCGGTTAGAAACTTGAAGTCAGTGTACCCTGCCTGTAGGGTACCGAGGATAGACGCTGCTCGGCATGCCTTATAAAAGTCTTCCTCGGTATTGCATTTGCCTCCGTTAATTTCAGTTAGGTTACAACCTTGCCAACCTGACTTTTTATTAATCTGCGGAAACATACCGATCTCTACACATGGATTTGTAGTATGTTCTGTAGATTCAACGAAGACGAATCCTGGTTCGCCAAACTGTTTGACTGATTCCATTATCTTGCCAAACTCTTCTGGTGTAGTCTTATCTCTTACAATAACTGCAGAGTTGTTTGATCTACCTCTTTGTGGGTTATCCATGAACCAATTACCAGTTTTAGCATTCATCATTTCATCATCGTCTGGTGAAAATAAACAAATTGTTGCTGATCTTCTTACACCACCTGATAATACTGCATCTGCTGCATGCATTATAATATCATATGCTGTGATAGGTTTTAACTGTAACGGCTCTTTGGAATCTAATACAATACCTTGTAATAAATGTTCTATCTTGTCTAAAGACCTACGTAAACCATTTGGCCCTGGCGCTTTAAATCCTCCTGATATATAAGCACCCTTTGGTCTTATTTGTGATAAATCGAAGTACACTCTTCTTCCTTCGTATTCTGGATATTTACCTCCACCAACGAAAAAAGAAGACATTAATACATCTAAAGCTGAAGCCCAACCTTCAATTGAATCTTCAACTACATAACCTTTCGCTTGTTTTGTTCTGTTTTGAATTTTTGGTAGTTTTTTAATGTGATGCTTCTGTACAGAAAATCCTGCACCTGCTCCACACAATAAAATATAAAACACCTCTCCAAAGAATGCTGGTCTATCTACGTATGATGACGTACAATTATACATTCTCATTTGGTGTTTCATTAGTTGCTCGCCACCAAACTGTAAAGCACGCTGAGCACCAAGAACACGTTGTTCTTTATATGCGGTACGAGCTTCTTCTAAGTACGTGGCTAATTCGTTATTGTGGTTAATATAATTTTTGTCGTGCATGTTTATAACACGATCAACCGCCTCATCCCAAGTTTCATATCTATTGTCGTCTTCTTTAAATCTTGAATATCCTTCGTAAAACTTGGTTTGGGACAAAAAATCTCTAGTGTCAACTTGTTGTTGCATTTTTTCCTCTGTCTAATTTTTGATTATTATAGTAATTATATATTAAAAACAAGTTTTTGTAAAGGACTTATTCATCATTTTTTGAAAAATATTTTTCAATCATTTCAATTCTATCATATGCTGCAGCCATCTTATCGAGTTCTGCAATTACAGCCTCAGTTACGTCACTGTGTTCTCCTATACCGGCCGGCATAGTTTGGTATACCTTAATGTTAGCTTTATGTACTTCAAGTTCTCCTTCAGCTTGTTTCTTAGCTGCCATTATTAAATGATCACCTGCTTTCATTCTATTCTCCTATTTTAGCATTCACTTTTCTATGTTTATTCCATGCTACCCAACCGCCAAGTCTTAATGCCCAGTAAGCTAAATAGTTTAAGAAATAAAAACCATTTACTTCAATATTAATATCTCTGAATGTTTGATCCATCCATTTTTGAGTTTTAATTCCTATCGTTTTTTTATTCTTCAATAACAATGTTTCATACTTATATCCATAATCATGAATAAGTCCACCAATTAATAAAACACCAACAGGTGATAAAAATTGAGCCAAAAACTTTGGTACACTAGCACCATCAAACTTAAATCCTTTTGGTATTATATAGTTTTTACCCATTAAAGAATAATTAAAATCTTTAACTACTTCCCAGTGTCTCGTTCCAAAAAACCATAATAATATTGCGCCCCAAAATCCTTTACCTTTAGTTGCAATAGGAATTGGTTTCATATGCGGAAATTCTGTATATTTAAAATTTACTCTATTATCTATTTTTTTATCAAATAAATTTATTATGAATCCTATTATGACTAAAATAATAAAAATAGTCATTGGCCAAAATTGCATTGCCAAGTTTAAAATAAAATCCATTATTGATTCTCCTTACCTATAATCCATTTTAATTCGTTATTTTTATCTATAATAGTTTCTTGGATAGAATCAAGTTTTTTATCCAAATTTTCTATTTTTATTTCGTCCCATATTATATTGGCAATCAAAGATGCCATGATCGATTCTAACATATTATTTCTCTTTAGGTTTCACTGCCTTTTCATAGTATAGTATAATTTGATTTTGTTGTTCTATATATCTTTTTAATTGTTCTAAATTTAAAGCAAGGTTTTTAAATGATATAGGATCTAGTCCATAAATTACAAACTCACCCATACCTGCTTTTACTTTCTTAATAACTTCAGGCAGATTTTTTTCAGTTATTACTATAATCTTAGCATCTAACATTTTTACAGATTTTGGCTTTTGAGCCACTGCTATAGTTGGTGCTATTACTTTTTCAACAGTAACTACTTCTTTTTCTGGTTTCCAACTACAGCTACTTAGTAGCAGTATTGATGCCGTTAAAGATATTAACAACTTCTTCATTTATTCTCTTCTCTGTTTTTGCTGGATCATTGATAGTATTTTTAACAATGTCAGTCTTTGCTAAAATTTCAGAAATCTTTTTATTGTTTTCTTCTGCAATGGATAATTTATTGTTCAAGTCTTTTGTAAGCTTGATTTGTTTTTCCATATTTTCTTTGAGAGATTTTATTGTGACGTCTTTTGCTTTAACAGCAACTTCTAACTTTGCGTTATTATCTCTTAGTGTTGCCATTCTTTGCATAGTATCATTATATATAAAGTACGCACCATAGCCGATTCCGCCTAGTATCACTAGAACAAATAATAAAATGTAAATCCTAGCCATAATTGTCTTCTATGTATTTTCTAAATCTTTTTAGTAATACAGGAAACTGATCTTTCTTTCTACGCTTGTCGTGCATAGTCGTGGTTTTTATTTTTGGACCCATTGCAGTTTGTACTGGATTTGGTATCGATGCCGTTGTTGTTCCGCCTGTAGCTAAGTCCTCACTCTTTTGAGCTGATCTTAATGCGTCTGCAGTTGGTGCACCTTTCTCACCTTTTTTACGCATACGCTCGCCACGTTTACGCTTCATATGAATGTTATACCATAAACCTTTTGATTTTTCTTGTATGTCTTCTTTTTGCATAGCTTTAGTCTTCTTCTTCATAGAATTAATAAAAGCTCGGTAAACAGCAGCTGCTCCGGCTTTACCCATGACACGGGCTCTTTGTTCCATTGCAATCGCAGCTTGAATTTGATGCGCATGTTTTCTACCTGACTTTTTAATTTTAGCGACTGATGCTTTTGCATCGTCAACAGTTGCAAACTTCAAACCGTGAATCGTACCTTTTGGATTCTCATCAGTATATAAGTCACTGTGTTTCTTACTATTTGCTGGTTGTCCTTTTTTTCTCGGTATTCTTTTTGTGGCTTCAAACATATCAGTGCTTGGACTCTTACCAGATTGTTTAACTACTTTTAAATCGTCTCCTACTAGTGGTGAATATTTTTTAGCAGCAGCTTTTGCTCTTGATTCTGAACTGTGCATACTAAACGTATATCTTGACTTTGGTGCATTTGGATTTACAACAACGTGTGTGTATGGTTTTATCTTTGCACCTTTTTGTCTACCCGATACTCTCATATTTCTATTTATATATTATATTTTCCCTACTATCATAAATCTTTTACCATTATCTATATGATCGATATCGTTTTCTCCTGACCATAATATATCTAGCATAGGATGCATTTGATTTTCAAACTCTTCTATATTGTTTACACAATTAATATGATCTTTTTCATTAGTAACATTTGTAGACTGAAAAACGTATGTACCCTCTTTATAATGATTCCAATCTTTCATTGGAGGCATGTGTTCGCAAGACGTATTTATTATAATATTTGTTTCATTTAAATAGCATGGTTTGTTTATCCAAATATCATCATTAATAAATTTAACTTTATCAAAGTTTTTAAATAGTCTATTACTTACGTTAATAGCATACGTGTCCATATCGTATCCATATATCATATTAACATTTCTTTTTAATAATTCAGGAAATAATACTGTTCCAAACCAACAGGCCAGTACTGTAACTTTTGTATTATCCTGTAACAAGTCTAATTTTACCATTTCGTCTATAAGCCATTGTTTAGATTTAAATTGATTATACGAAAATGAATTTATAAATTCTTCTGTCTTACCAATTTCATTATCATTAATGTATTTGAAACAATCTAATATGCTTTTAAAATAGTGTAATTTATAATCAATCATAGCTTTTCCAGTAATCACTTGCCCAGTTATTTAATTCGTGTAAGTCTTCTCCTCTGCCGTGTGAATTATTAAAAATACAAACTTTATAATTTAATTTATTTTTATTTTCAGAATTACTGTAAGAGTATAATAATTTTTTGTCTTTATGAAATTCAATGTGTTCAAGAAAGTTATATTGTATTGTTCTATCTAAGGAATAAAATTTTAGTGAATAATAATCATAATTTTTGTTAAATAATTTTTCTTTTATAATTTTAACTTTTTGAGGATATGCATACATAAATGATGAGTTCAATCTACAGGTTACTTTGCCATAGTATCTTTTAAATAGCTTTGTGTCAAACCACCAACTTTCATATAGTGCTAATTTATCTGGATGAAAATTATTTAAGTAATTTGTTAAATCTTTTAATATTAACAAATCTAAATCTAACAGTAAAGCTCTTGTTCCATAAAATCTTTCATCAGATAGTAACTTAATCTTTTCTGCAGTAAATACTTTTTTTCCATACTTACCAATCGGTATTGCATAGTCATTATAATCTAATATTTTAATTTTTGAATTTAAATTTTTTGAATTATCAGTGGCACAGTAAAAATTAAAATCTAATTTAATAAATTCTGTACACTGATTATATAACCTGTTTACGTATTCAGGTCCGTATTTATTACCCCACTTGAGACATAATATAGATAACATTACTTATATATTTACCC